ATAATAAGAGCTACCAATTGTTGGCATCCAACCTGTTAAAAAGTAAGGGCAGTTCACGTAAAGCCGTTATGCGAGTCGTATCCGACCATTGGCTTGAATACCAATTTGGTGTCAAACCTTTGATCGGTGACATTCAGGACTTTTGTAGAGCGATAGATGATACTTATCGCGTACAAGAGCCAGTTAAGGGTGCTACTGGGCGTACGACTTTGACCTTTCAAGGTTCAAAGAAGGCTACCCATAACATTAATGGTTTTTCTTGCGAGGTGTTTAATCAAACATCCGATAAGATTACCAGTAAGTCGGGTTTTAATTACCGACCCCAGTATGTCGACTCTAAAGGAGTTGCTTCTTTATTAAATCATAACTTAGGTCTTGATTTAAGCTCCTTTATTCCCAGTGCCTACGAAGTTCTTCCGTGGTCCTGGTTGCTAGACTACTTTACTAACACTTCTGATTTCATAAACCTTGCGGCATTACAGCGTGGGGTATCAGAAAATGGTTGGCGTGTGACTATACAGGAAACTGTATATGTCTCCACTGTCACTCCAACAGTGTACGGTATTCTAACTAAGCTCGCAGGGGTTAACCCTGGAGTCTATGTTGAACGGGTTTTTAAGTTTAATCGTGATCCTTTAAATGTTGACACTTCTATACCGGATTTCCGGTTCGAAGTACCTGACTTAAAGCAAGCTGCAAATGTTGTAGCCGTTGCTACTGGTATTTTAGTAAAACCCCAAAAGCTCCGTTTTAAAGACGGTTCTCTTGTGCGATTCTAGATAGCAGTTGGATCACATCACTATTTTACTTTTTGGTATTAAATTATGAGCATTTCACTCACAGGCGTCATCACTGGTGGCGCACAAACAGGCTTTACTTCACCTACTTATACATTGTCACTTGATAACCCTCCTGATAATCGCTCTAAGCAATCTGCTGTTACTACCATTGGTGGTACACAGGCTGGTGTCGTTGCACATACAGTTAATGCCCCATTCACTGTTACTTTCCGTCGTCCTAGTATTTTAAAGACGCTTTCAGTAGCCGTTTTGAATGGTCTAACTGGTCAGTATTCTCGTGTTCCGTTTAACGAATATATTATGTTAGTTCGTAAAGCGGCTCAAGTGGCCCTAAATCAATGGGTTATTAACGAGTATAGACTAAACTCTAAAGTGTACGCAGGTACAGAGACATACGATGCTCCTAATGTTAGAGCAGGTGTGTCTTTGACCGTTGGTGCACTAAATACTAATTCTGCAGGACTTGGTGATACAATCACTACAGGTATTGTGGGTTAATTTAACAGGTTTATTCTTCCTGCCTTTCTTATTTCTCCTTTGGAGTTTAGAATATGTGTGATAAAAAGCTTTCGCTCTTTGACAAAGTTTTACAAGGAATAGAATGTGAAACCCAATTTATTGGAAATTCCGAACTTCTCCCCGGTACGATGGTACATTACATTAGTAGTAGAACGGGCCGTGAGGCCTTCACTTCTGCTGCTCGTGCTTATGCTATCCGGGCACTGGGCCCTGGGCTCAGAAAGCGCTACATTGGAGAAAGTAAACTTTCTCCTGTGTGTAGCGAATCTGAGCGAGAGTCTGCCGCCATCGATGAGTTTCTCACCGATAACGACAGATGCCGTAAATGGAACAGTAACTTCGCTTCTTTCAAACCCTCTGGATTCTTATCCGAGGTTATTGGAGAAACGAAAAGTGTTCTGTTTAAAGCATTCGGAGGGAACGGCGATTCAGTTTTAAATCTGAGTTCCATCGCCTCGCATATATGTGTCGGTCCTGGATCTTCCTCGGGAGATGTAGGTGATGCCGGCACATACGGACGCTTGTTTGGTGGTCCCATGTCTTTTGGGTCCACTAAAGTCCGCGATGTATACAGAGCCTGTATACTGCTAACCCACTCTACTGCTATCGCCGAATCCATACGGCGTAGCTTGTGGGGTGCGTTGGATTCCTTTCGCACTAATGCAATATTTTTATCAGTTCCAAAAACGAACGATAAGAACAGAGGTATTTGCACGCAGCCAAGTGGTAATATGGCATTACAGTTAGCGACTCATGGAGTGCTAAAGGTAGTACTAAAAAAATCATTTGACTGTGACCTGTCTGATCAGCAAGAAAAAAATAAGCATCTTGCTATGATTGGATCTTTGGGTCGAAAAAGTTTCACAAAGCGTTCTTGGGAATTCTGCACTGTCGATTTATCGCATGCTAGTAATTTTCCTTGGATGGTTGTTGTGTTATTATTCCCCGAAGGGGTCGTTGCGTGGCTCGACCTTATTAGATCTCATTTTATGGAAGTATCAAAAGCTTCCAGTAATAATAAGACTTATGTAGATAAGGTAGAGAAACACATGTGTTCAACAATGGGAAATGGTTTTACATTTTCCTTGATGACTGTTCTGTTGTCAGCTATAGTGAAAACTCTCTATGCTTTTGCAGATTTACCCGAGTATGATTCCCATCCAGTTTATGGTGGGTTGAAGACTTGGGCTGTGTATGGAGATGACATCATTATTGACAAGTCAGTAGCTAATGCTTTGTTTCAAACATTAGAACTACTTGGATTTACCATTAATTATAAGAAGACCTTCATCGAGGGACCCTTTCGGGAATCTTGTGGAGGTGATTTTTATGATGGTTATCCAGTTCGCCCCGTGTTTGTAGAATCTCTACAATCACGAAGTGACATAGTCTCTCTTATTAATCGCTTAGTTAGTTGGGGTGTTCAACACTCCGTTGAGTTACCGTATACACTTAGTGTACTACGAAGTGCTCTTAAAGCCAACGAACGATTAGTAGTTCCCAATTGGGAAGATGTCACAGCGGGGATACATGCTCCTTTTGAATTTTACCAAAGGCCCAAGAATAGTGATATTCCGTTTAAAATTCGGAGTACACTAAACAAAGGTTCTCTTGTGTATCGTTCATTAATGCCTATTACGAAAAGACGTGTTCTCTTTAGGGAGAACTCGCGTAATGTTCATTATTCTGATATTGCAAGTAAGTGTAGATATTCTTACACTCTTACATCATCAGAGATAGAGTATGTCGAGGATGTGAATTTAGCTGGTGCATATCTTTGCACCATCGAAGGATCTCTTCGAATGGGACAATATGGTATTCGCTCTTTTGGCGATACTGTATATGAACAGCGGTGGCGCGTTGCCCCTTCTTGGGGTACGCCGCTTCCGATCTTAGGAGTTGTGGATAAGCGTCTAAGGACTGCTTACTCCCTGCCTGCGCACGTGCTCTGGGAAGAGTACGTTGCACGTTGCCTTTTTGGGACGCGTGACGAAACCAATTCTTTGATGGTTTAGTACACAGGACAGTATGGAAACATCTACACGTGAG